TTGTTGAAGATAATTTGATAATAAAATATTTATAACCAACATTCAACCCCCCAGATGTTCCGTCTGTGGTAATCACAGGATTCCCAGTTGCGGGGACTATCCCTGTTGTAAAGGGCATAGTTGTAAAAGTGTCTGTTGCTATATTAATATTAGAAGATTCTATAGCATGAACATAAACCTTTGAATTTGAAGGAGAGTATCGATGGTACAAACCTACCGGTGGGTCGTAACACCAAACACCAGATGGGCAACTCTGCATTATCTCCTCTCCCTTTTTCCCTGTCGCGTCAAAATCAAAACCAATATTTATATAAATTATGTCTCCTTCAACAACAAGATTGTCTCCAAAAGACAAATGATTAGTCAAATCTCCCCACCTTTTTTCGGTCAAATAAAAAGGGAACCTTGCTATCTCATCAAACCCCCCGCCATTCCAATAAAGTATTTGCCCGTCACTTGTCAAAACCACAAAAGATGATTTATAAGCAACCAAACACACACCAGAGTATGAACCTAATGAAACTCCAACTTGTGCTGTTGATTGCGACCCGTTCCAAGTAAAGAAGTAAGAATCGTTGTTTTGACCAGTAGAATCATCCCCCAGTCGGGTAATAATCCCCATCTGGTAGTTGTTATAAACCATCCCAGTCACTTCAAAATCACTAGGAAGTGTGAGGTTGGTTGTATTTACATAAGAAGTGCTGTACTGCTTTACTACATTTCCGTTAGACACACAAAACTCATTTCTATTTTTAAATACTTCCATATAATGCCTAACACCACTCGTGAGACCAGTAATTGCACCCGCCGTCCAAGTTGATCCAGTAAGATAACTTACTGAACTAGAGCTGGATACATGGTATCTTTTTTGCCACCATCTACCGTGAGAATCTGCTGTTGTATTTGGACTATCATCCTCTGCATCTAGTCTTATTGTTTTAAAATTTGGACTCAACGTAATATTAAACATGGCACTTGTTGTGACGTTTTTAAATTCCCCGTAACTCGTTCTTCCAAATGCCGCAGCAATACCAAAGCTGGTGTTTGAAGTGTCCGACACGTTTCCTGAATCGTCAAATACATTTATCGTTCTTGGTGACAACTTTAAGTACCCAGTCTTATCAAAATTTATATTTTTGGTGTAGTATAAAACCCCAGTTTTGTCTGAATCGTTTTTTTGTATCCAATTTTGGTTTTGTTGAAGTCGTAATGCCATGTTATGTATAATAAGGGAATGATAATGTTGTACCGTCCACTATCAAATCTCTAAACCCATCGGGTAGTTTAAGAACAGTATATGTACTGGAACCTGACTCATTGACCACCTGATTCTCACTGGTTGCAGACTTAGAGCTGACTAAAAGTGAAGAAAAGCTGTCTAAACCAAACCTCACACGAAATGCTCGCTCTACATTAAAAGGGATAGTCGTGAAAGCATCTAACGAATTGATTTTTTTTTCTAAACTATCAAGTTTTTTCTCTAACGTATTTATTTTTAAAAGTAATTCCTCCATTATTTTGGTGTATTAGTCCAAACTGAATTATCTTTAGGTAGGTTTGACCACACTGGATTTGTTTGTACCGAAACTGTCTCAGGTTGAATCGCCGATGTTATTCCTAAAACAGTTGGGGAGAGATTAGACTCCAAAAGTAGTGCTGGGTTAATAAATGATGAAGACACCGGTAAAACTGTTGGTGTTACCGTCGCATTTTCAAAAGAACTAATTGCAATTACCACTATTGACCAAAACGCTGCACTAGAAAGTAGTGATGTCGCATTTCCTGTTGCCGTGTCAACATTTCTAAGACCCGATGCGGCGGAAATACTTAAATTCGACTCTTGATCGTCATAGTGTTCTGTAAAGGTAGGAGGCGTTGTCGCTATGGCATAAGTAGAATTAGTGCGTGAGTTTTGTGCGCATACGAATATCATTATTAAATCGTCAGTGTAAGATGGAGTAAAACCAGATGATGTTGGTGTAGTATTTGAACCACCAGCGGCACCATTTGCGTCGTCCATCACCGTAGAAAAATCACTTCTCTGTCCGTTAATTCTTAAAATTCTCCCTGAGATTCTCGCATTACTACCCGTTGTGGTGAATGTGGTAGTACTCGCAGAAACGTCAGCAAGGACTGCAACCTTATGAAAAACAGCCATCACAGAATTTGCGCCCGACGCATCTCTTGTTAGTGTCCAACCAGCGGGTGTGTTATATGACGTAGAATTAGTTTGCCCTGCGACATGCGCAACAAGCAGATCACCAACCGCAATTGAGGCAGGCATAAAAACATCAATTGATGTTGCCGAAGAAGATGATGTATAAGTCCCTACTGTTTGAACTGTTGCTGCCATTTCTTATTTTGTTTTTATCCTAAATATAATATTCCACTGGCACTCCATGTTATTTGGAATGTACCTGATATTGTTGAAAATGAAGACCCAAAGTCTATAAATGCTATCAAGTTAGACGTTGAAGACACACCCGTAGATTTATAGATCACCGCACCAGCCGCAGTAATCGTTGATGCCGCCCACGTTACATCTGCAGCGTCAAATATTGCAGTATTAGCCGCAGCATCTTCCGTTACAGTTTTGCTTGCTAGTGTTACACCACCCGCAGTATATCCCGCACCAGTCACCTCGTTAGTAACATCATCAAAGAAGTCATGAGTATCTTGATTGGGTGTGTAAGATGAGGTTACAAGTGCGACCTTTATTGTGTTTGTGGTTAGATTAATTGATGCTTTTAGAAAACTCGATTTCACACTGTTGTATATTACGTCAGCCATATTTATTTATAATTATTTTGTTTACCTGTTACTCTTTTAATAACGTCTTTTTCACGCTTTTTGTAATGATCCATCATAGCGTTTTCCATTTCTACGGTTTCTGCTTTTAATACCGCAGCATTAGGCAAGGAATTACGGAACGCATATTGGTATGAGGGTCTTAAAGCTAGATACTCATGGTACAACCCCGCAAAACCCGCTTTTTTTGTCGTGTCTGTTGTAAGGAAATAAGAGCCTTCTCTATTGATAAAAATCTTTAATCCCGCAGCTCTATTGTAGTTAGGGATAGGGTCAAGGAATATTCCGTTTGCAGTTTTGTCGTAAGTGTTTGGAGTTCCTGTTGTATTCAGTCCATTCCAATAATTACTAGGAGAGTACGGATTGACTGCTTGCTGGTCCACTGGAGTTATTTCTCTGAATAGCCCATTTGAGTCTGCGATCATTACTTTGTAAATCTCTAAGATCAAGTTAGAGTCTTCGTCCTCTGTAAAGGTGTAAGACCTTTGTCCTGAAACTATAGCAGTTGTAATAAACGGATAACCTTCATGGTTACTGTCGTCAAATTGCCAATTTCCACCAACGCTAAAAATCAAGGAGAAAGCCCTGTCTAGTGCGATGTTTATATCTCTTGTTTTGTCGGCTGTGCTGTAAGAGCTACTGTTACTCTTGACATTATCGTCAATTAGGTCAAGTAGTTGTGTGTATGTTAAAGACATACCACAATGGTATCAAAGCCCTAAATGGTCGGATTGTCTAGGCCGTACTTATTCTTCATTTTTTCATTCATAAACTTAGTAATAGTATCCCAGTTTGGATTTGCACTTGTCTCTGACATTGCGTTGTTATGTCGCCTCCATAAAAGCCCAATATAGCTGGAGGTCTTAAAGTGTGATCCAATCGCAGCGCATTCTTTCCAAAAAAGATGGTCTTCAAGTCCGAGTCGCATAACTTCACTTTCGTCAAATCCACCAATTTTCTCCCATAGGGTTTTTGGGAACAGTGAATTACTGTATACACAGTTTCTTTTCATTAGTATTTCTAGCGTAGCCACCTCTGGTCTTGCTGTGTAGCTAATTTTCCCAAAAGCCATCAGTCCACACGTCACTATTGTATTTTCGTCTGCTAGTTTCAAATGCTCCTTTATACAGTCGGGTCGCAGAATATCATCAGAGTCAAAACTCATAATATACTTTCCCGTTGCCTCCTTTATCCCAGCGTTTCTAGCAGAAGCCAGTCCACCATTTACTTTTTCTATAATCTTGACTGGATATTTACGAGCTATCTCTACCGAATTATCTATCGCCCCGTCTGACACAACAATTATCTCGTGGGCCTTTACAGTTTGGTCTAGCACGCTTTGAATTGCTTCGTCTAAGTATCTTGCGTAAGAGTAACAGGGGATTATGACACTAACATTTGTATCCATTTGTTCTATCGAATATTAGTTATATCTTTGCTATTGAAATCTATTAGCCAAGCACTACCGATACCACCACTTTCCAAAAGTTTATGTGATGAACTTTTTATTGTTTCTTTGACAATATCGCTATCCACACTCTTAATCACCTCGTCACCATCAAGACGGCAACAAATAGTTTTCTTATGGTCGGTTGAAACCACGAATATCATTTGCATAATTGTTTATATTTATCCCTATTATATGATAAATATTCTGGCCAATCAACATCGCTTATGTGCATTTCAACCTCTCTGCGTTGCCACTCCGTATCATTCTCATATACGGGGTGTTTAAATGCGTTTTTCTTTTTTTCTTTGCCACCGATACTATTGAAATGCCAACCACCTCGCTCCACCACTTCGTATTCATTCATATCGTCTGTTCTCAAATGATTCATACAAGCACCTTTAATATTCTTATACCTTGTACAAATAGTCCCAGTCCATCCAAGCCAGTTCTCATTAGTTCTCTGATTAAGAAAATAAAGATAGGGAAGTTGTCGGGGTTTATATATGGCGTCTTTAATCTCAGGCATAGACTCAGGTCGCCAAATCTCGTCTACATCCGATATGTATACAATGTCATTATCTTCACAAAAGAGTAGTGCTTTCTGTGCCATTTCTTTTTGGTAAAATTCACGCAACCAAAAATGCTCACCCGCACCAGTGTTAGGACTCAGTAGTGCCATTTTCTCTACTTCTTTATCCCCGTTCTCCACGACATAATGTATAATATTCCACCTAGCAAAACGTTCCTTGTTTTCCTCGTAGTATAAAGGTTTAGGCACGCCTGAAAAGGTCTCTCTTGCTTCTACTAAAACAAACTTATCCACATACTTGTCTAGGATATTTAAGCGTATCTCCAAAAGATCAAGCTCGTTGTTAAAATAAAACAAGTCAATAATCATAATAATTTTTTAGCTTCTTCTTCAGTACACATATCGTAAAGTTCTACCATACTTCTTATAATGTGCTTATATAAATACCTTCTTGCGTTTCTATTGTAATTTTTGTTGATATACTCCATCTGGTTTTTATACGCTTCAACTTCCTGTGAGAGTCTGAAATCTTTATCTTTTAAGTAGCGTTCCCACCAGATATCTTCACCGATTTCTCTTTGTTGTCTGATGTGAGTCGCCTCGTGGACTTTAAGGTCATCTGAAATGGGTGACTTACAGTAAATTGTATCTCCATAAGTAAAAATAATTCCTTTATCCCAATCAACACCAAATCTCTCCCGACACTTCTCGTATATGTTATTAGGAGGTTTTTCCGTTGAGTATTTTACTTCCATAAAGTGTAAAGTGTTCGTTCTATAAGGTGCGCTTCTGCCGGTAGTTGTGTCCAAGATACTAAATCCCGTAGTCGTGAGTAGTAATCTTTGCTGTGCTTTAAGATGTTATCCTTTGGCACTATGTAACACGCACCGGGCGCAAAAGGCAAGTAATCTTTGTACTTGATATCAAAATCCTTAGCGAACTCTGCATAACTGAAATAATACTTTGCATCATAAGAGTATAAATACCACGAAGTATTTTTTTCTTCATAAATCCCGTTCTCGTTATAAAAAGAAATACCCGATTGCGTTTCGTGGTTCTTTGTTAATAGGGGTGTGAAGGTTTTATTATTACAGACTTCATCAAACTCCTCTTTAGTGATATGCCTTTCTAAAATGTTGCCTTTGGTAAATTGAACAACATCGGGTAATTTCTCGTAGTTTTCAATGATAAAAGATAAATAATCGTGGATATTGTAGCCGATATTCTCTACCTGTATTGCCTTAGTGTCGTCTATCTTTTCGCCACGATTATAAATTATATAATTATCAGAATACTCTCTTAGCCAGTCAAGGTTGCAATTGTAGTTACTTACTACTAAAAAAGAGTTCGTTATTTTCATTTCTCTTTTGTTAATACACCATCTCTGTCTAAATAATTCCAACCTTGTGTGTAATTTTGATCTATACTCCAGTATCCGTCTGAAATGTTAAATCTGCCCCAATACTTCGGTGCTATACAATACTTTAGTTTCAAACTAAGCCACGCGGGGAAAAAGCCAAATGATGAATTGGAAAGTATTACATAAGGTGCGTTATGTATTGACCGCCAGTCGTGTCCTATCTCGTGGGTTATCTCTAGATCAGGGAAGAATTGTTTAGCTGTAATCACGTCATCTGTTACTACTCTGAACACAATATCGGGTCTGACTTTTTTCATCTTTTCCATAGCGTTCTCCCAATAACTACTAGGTAAAAAGAAATCCTTAACCCACACATACTCCCCACCTCTAAAAGCTAGAACACATACATTTTCAGGGACATCTAATGGCTCGGTCTTTAACCACTCTCGTATCTCTGCCCTCCTATGAATGAAGTAATCTGAACCCTGCATCAATCCGTGTACCATAGTGTTATCTGGTATTTTTCTTAAATAATCATCATAGCCACTTATATCACTCCCGTTTGCGTGTAGCGTAGTTTTCTCCCGATAATATCTCTCTATTCCTTCGGGTAATTCACTAGGTGCTTGGCCCTCTACTGGAGTGTGTCCACCTATGACAGGTTTACCAAAATCAAGCGTCATAAACGAATGTCCCTTGAATCTTTCTTGGTGTGCAATACCCCATTCGTAACCATTGTCTAAGGCTATGCAACGAGTTGTTACTATGTTTGCTAACTGGTTGCCTAGCCCCATACCATTGTAGATTTCCGTAATTATCATCTCATTAAAATCATAATCCCATTGTTATTCTTGTAATGCTCCTTAACCCTCCACACACCAGACTCTAAAAACTCATTTATGGCGGGCATCAACTCTGTCTCACAAGAAACAGTGTCGTGGATTACAATATACTTTCTAACACTACCCGCATGTATTTTTAACTCTGTTTCTAACTGTTTATAAGTGTGGTCTGTGTCTATAAAAAGCAAATCAGTTTTGTCTATCTTAATCTTTGTTGTATCAGCTTCTCTGAAAGTAAAGTCTATCCCTTTGTCCTTGCACGCTTTTACCAGAGAATCTAAATCGCCCCCGTATTCTTTCGGGTGTTTAATGTCTATTGAAACCAATGTACCCCCTTTCATTCCTTCTACAAATGCCCAAGTTGATACTATGTATCTGACTCCCATTTCTGTGACGTGATCACACTCTGACGCAAGGTTTTTAAGCGTTTCTAAGTGTTCGTTAATATCCGAGCTTTTGATTTTTAAGTATTCAAATAGTGTCATATCTTTTTGTCATTATCAAAACCTCCTCGTCTTTTCTACCCTGTGTTATTTTTTCAGTCATCTGATGTGTTCCAATACCTATCACTACGTTAAAATCATTTAAAACTGTCGGCATCCCGTATCTTTTGTGCAATCTCTTGTAAAGGTCGCAGTCAAACAGCCATACGGATTCCTCATCAAACAAGTAAGGGTTATTATTCTCAAAGGATAAGACTGAAGGGGAACCAATTGTATTCTTGCCTTTATGGATATTATTGTTATACATAGCAAAATGGGGGTTTATCCTGTCTTTACCATTTGTGTGGTAGCAACCTGTTACCAACCAGCCACCCCGCCAAGTCTCTGAAATGGACTGTAGGGCGTTTTTATGAGCAAACAAGTCATCCATGTGCAGTATCTTTATTATCTCGCCTTTTGCGCCCTTAATAGCTTTGTTAGTATTCACACAAGCACCCCTTATTGGATTTTTAATCCAAGTGATTTTCATACCATAAGTCTGTGAGATTTTATAAAGAACATCACCATCAGAATTATCTGCTACAAAGACTTCAAAGTTATCGTAAGTCTGTGAGATTATTGAGTCTAAACAACGTGTGAAGAAGTATGGAGCGTTGTCCATACTGTGAACAGGAATACATATCGCTATTTTTCTATTTGTAACCATTCTTTAGGTACTTTAGTTCTTACTTCCCCGTCAGAATACCATAGTGTTGATATACTCGGACAGACTACCTTTATTGCGTAGGGGGATATGTAGGAAGCCCACCAAGAAAACGATGAATTGGCCATAATAATACCACGACAACCTGCCATCATGTTCATGTCTTCTATCTCATTCCCATTAGAAAACTCACAGTTACTGAAAATATTTTGTTGTTTGCACCAATCAATATCATCACTAAAAACAAGGAAGTCTGCGTTTGGAAACTCTGCCATAGCTCTCTCGTAGTAATTGGTATCAGATATGTCAACATAAAACGCATTCTTGACGTAATCTTTCCTCCTAACATGTATGGCCACTTGGTCTATAGGACTTATACCTGCCCCGTACATTTGTTTGATCTCTTGTTCGTACTCACTGAATAATGCGGGGTCTTGCACATATATGTCTGGTATCTCCCCACGTTTCATTTGTGCGTAGATATACGCTATCTGAAACATTTGATTACCCAGTTGCCCACTTATCTTTTTTATATCAATCATAGCCATTCCCTATTCTCTAGTGTCCAGTTAATATACTTAGTTAAAGACTCTTTGAATGTTAAAGGTGCTGTCCAGCCCAAATCTCTTAACTTCTGTCCGTCTAGTGCATAGCGATAATCGTGTCCGGGTCTTGTGCTGTGGTGGTCAATTAGCTCATACTTCAAAGTCTTACCCATTATCTCTGCAACAGTTTCTGCCATCTCTAGGTTGTTTAACTCAATATCCCCGACAATATTGTATCGGTCTGGTACAAGGTGTTCGTCTTGAACATAAAAAGTTGGTTTGAGATTTTTTACTATGTACAAAACTGCGTCTGCCATATTCCTTGCGTGCAAGTAATAGCGTGAGCCGATTTTACCTACCTTCCCGTGAACAGTTAGCGTGTCTCCGCTCTCTATACAACGAATTGCTTTAGCTAAATACTTTTCGTGATCTTGAAACTCACCAAAAATATTCATCGTGTTCGTTAAAATCAAGGGTACGTTATAAGTTCTCCAATATGAGATAGCAATAGCTTCTTGGCACGCCTTCGACGCAGAATATGGGTTGCTTGGGATAATCGCTGACCATTCTTTGTGATCTACACCTAAGGGTGCGACTCCATAGACTTCGTCTGTTGAAAACTGTAAAAATACTTCTGGTGGACAATCTCTTGCGTACTCCAGCATATTCAAGGCGACTTGCGTATTGTTTTCAATAAACTGTCGTGGCTCTGTGATACTTCTATCAACGTGGCTTTCTGCCGCTAAATTCAAAATAATGTCGCACTTACCGATACGCTTCTTGGTCATAGGGGGGAAAGGTGAAACAAGGTCGTGGGTTATTATCTCCACTCGGTCTTTCCACTCTGGGTGGCCCTTCAAAGTTTCTTCTATTCTCTCTGGTGTGCCTTTATGCTTCCAAGAAGCTATGCCCACAACATTCCAGTCTGTGTTTACTAATATATGACGGAGTATGTGCGAACCCACAAACCCCGACACTCCAGTTAAGAGTACCTTCTTCATACTATTTCTTTTTAGCGTTCTCTTCTCTAATTCTTAAAACAGTTTTTTCAATCTGGTCTTCTACTTCTACATAAATATCGCCATTTTTGTCATCCTCTATAACGTGTAAGGCTTTCTCAAACTCTCCGAGCTGATCTTCTACTAATTTAATCACTAACGGCTCTAGTTTATCCTTGATTAGCTTAGCTTTCTTCTCTACTGGCTCAATTTTCTTCATTTCTTCATCGTAAAAATCCTTGTCGGGTTGTAACTCCACATTTAATCTCTTGATCTCTTCCTGATGTTCGTTAATTAGCTTGTTAGTAGCGTCAAACTTACTAAAGGTTTCTGCAAGCCCATCTAGGATAGGATTAATTTCTTTTTGTAGCTTTTTTAATTCACCTTTTAGTGTCCTTACTTTCTCGTCATTTATTAAAATCTTTCTAGTGCCAGTGTAGTTCTTTTCACTTAAAATTGTTTTATCTATTATCATTTGTTTATTAGTTTATTTATAGCTCTTGTCCAATCTACCGCACAATTCTTTATATTATAATTTTCCAGCACATAATCGTGTGCCTTTTTTGCTAAGTCGGAGTAAATAGCATAGTTTTCTTTGATTTCAATCACTCTATCGTACCACGAATTATCATCCACAACAATTGACATAAACGAGCTATCCACACCCTGATATGGACTCGTGCCGTCTGCAAACCCCTGTGCTATTACGGGGATATTTAATAAGGACATCTCTAAAAACTTTAAATTGCTTTTGCAACGATTAAAGTAATTGTCCTTGCGTGGTATCACCGCCAAATCTAATGCTAGGTTCGCCACAGTCATCATGAACTCTGTTACGGGTACATAAGATTGCCACTCCACATTCTTTAACGATGACCAAAAGTCATAGTCCATTTGCATAAAGGATAAATGAGTGCCGTCTTTATACTTCACACCCAAAACGACTATAGTAATGTCACCTCGCTCGTCTAGTCTTTTGATCTGGTCTTTGATATGTAGGTAGTCATCATTAGTTGTGACTGAACCTATAAAACCTAAACGAAATTTTCCTGTGTTATTCTTTTTGCAAGGAAAATCATCGAGTGGGTCTATACAGTTTTTCAACACTACTACGTTAGGATTTATTTCAGCGTATTCTTTAGCTAAGGTTTCAGTGGAAGCTATCACACCATCTGATATTTTAAGAACATCCTTTACTATCTGACTCATGTCGGTCGCTATTTTTCTTTGGTCATCATTCTCTAGTCTTTCAAGTGGGATACCCTTACCTGCTAAGTAAGTATCATCATTCTCAAAGATAAGTTTCTTTCCTGCACGCTTGATTGACATAGCGAGCGATAAACTATTTTTTTCATTAGGTCGTTGCATTACAACCACATCAGCTTTGATAGCCATTTCTGCAACCGTGTCTGAATTGGTTGAAGCACCGTTTGACTTGATAAAATCACTAACAACCATTTGTTCCGAGTAGACTCCCGGCAAGTAACCTCTATAGTAGTAACAAAACGCATAGCGGCCGGGTAAATACAATATGCGCATCCTATTTGTTTTTGGTTAGCTTCGCTATTGTCTTTTTTAATTCTTCCACTTCAGATCTTAACGAATTTTGCTCTGTTGGGTTTACGTTTCTATCTACTGACGAAGGATTACTGACTGCTTCAGTCATAGCTCGTGCCGCACTTACCCTGTCTCGTTCTTTTTGTAATATCTCCTCCCACTTTTCATGATTGACTATTTGTCTCCCACGAATAATGTACCCACCATTAGTTTCGTCCAATAAGTCTATTATGTTACCACCTAAGTCCATCACCTTACTTTTACGAGCCATCCTAGAAGCAATGTTTATTGTCATTACTTATATTGTACATAACATATACAAAGTATGCAAACAACAAAAAACCACCCGAAGGTGGTAATCTGGCAATATATAATGAATATTGAACCTATAGTCCTACTGCCACAGAATGAGAACGCATTTTGACTCCTGCGTTGTCTCGGTTTTCTACGCTTCCGTAACAAAGATCGATCGTTACCAAATCTCCAAGATACTCGTGAACATAAGATTGCTGTACTCGGACACCTTCTGATCCCACCATACCTTTCTCAGTCTTTACAGGCAATGTTAGTCTCGCCCAATGAATAGCATCTTTGTGAGCAAGCATATTTAGTCGAGCTGAATTTTCACCCACAGCACCAGCACCTAATGGTACATCTGGTGTAACTATAACTGGGATACTGTACAAA